ACAAATCAGAATTGGACGGTTATGAAGTATCGCAATTTTTTAAAGAATGGCAAAATTAATTGCAAACCTACCAACTAAAAAGGTATGGGTTAGAAAAGAATATCTTCGTGATCTTAAAGATGGGCACGGAGAATATGTAGAAGGTTTGTGGGTATGTGCCAAGTCTATTCAAGGACGTGCATTTTATTTTGAAACCTATCTACCAGAATATGGGGCAATGTTTGATAAATTACCAATATCAGCATTCTTATCACGCCCTGAACCACCAGATCCTGATATGGACATCTATAACCTACAGTTTTGGAACTGTATGGACTATGATTTTACAGTGATTCAGAAGCAATTTGTCGCACCGATGGAATGGGAAGTGCGTACAAGGCACTTTGGTGAGTTAAAAGGCACTTACATCTGCACTCTTGATAATTATCATGGTGATTTTGATCAGATTGATGCTTCCGTCAGTGAACTTCCTGATGAACATAAGTCATTTAACCTGATTGAATTGAGGAATGGGCAGTTTTGTCTCTATCCAAACAATAGATGTCGCATCTATGATACCTCAATGACCCCAGATCCAGTCAAAACACCCGATTTTAAGGTATCAACACAGATTTTCCAAACTGAAAATGGTGTTGAATGGGGAAGATTAGGTGATTGTGATGATTATTTCTGGACAACACCCGATGAGAGACAAGAAAAATAAACATATTCGGAGATGGATTAGAGATTTATCTAAAGTTAGACCAGAATTAGGTAATTTTTCGCTTTGTCCCTTTGCTTCAACGGCAAATTTTCTCATCGTAGAGCAAAAATTGGATGAAATTGTTCCATCTCCCGATTATGATGTTATAATTTACATTGTAGAGGATCATCATGACCCCGATTATCTCTATAATGCTGTTGATAACTACAATTTAAAGTATAAAGACTATAAATTCCTTGCAGATCATAGAAATGAGAGCACTTTTGTCAATAAAGTTCAGTCAAATAACGGAAAATACAATCTAGTTCTAGTGCAATCAAGAAAAGATCTTCTAGAAGCAAGATTAAAACTTACAAAAACCAATTATTACGATAATTACGATGAAGATTATCTAAAAGATGTACTTGAAGATGATTATGATGTTGTAAAAAATAAAATAAATACAAATAAGGGATAGTAACCCCTTTAAAAGTTCTGATTTTAATGAATCGGGAGCTAAAATGGGCAACTCACCTGTTGACAGGGACATTAATTACATGAGAGAGATGTGGGGAACCACAAAACTCGCTACTGACTACATTAACTACTACGAAAATGAAGAAATGAACCCACAAAATGATTTTCTAGACAACTTGGCAAACGATCAGCATCAAAAAATGCTTCGTGAAATTTCAAATGATGATATTACACCAAAAAAACGTGATACTATCAATCAAGAAGATCTTTACGAAAAATCTGATGATAACACCGAATTATTTTAAATATGGATATAAATAAGATTAAGTAAAATCTCCATATTGTCGTGGTTCAGAGGATATCTAGAGCATTTAAGGACATTAGTCTATCATTTGATAGGCATCCCATAACCAATGATATTCTCAACATTAAGAATGAGGATGCAATTAAAAAAGCAATCCGTAATATTGTACAAACCATTCCCAGTGAGAGATTCTTTAATCCCATCTTTGGTTCCGATGTAAAAACTAGTTTATTTGAATTTGTTGATTTTGGTACTGCTTCTGTTCTTGAAGAACAAATTTTAGTTGCAATTGAAAATTATGAACCAAGAGTAGATAATCTTCGGGTTAGGGTAGATCCAAATGCGGATAGAAACGAATTTGAGATCTTCGTATCTTATAGAATTATTGGGCAAGAAGTTCCAGCACAACAATTTTCATTTATCCTAGAGGCAACCAGATAAAATAATGCCTTTTACTAAGTTTACCAATCTAGATTTTGATCAGATAAAAACGTCCATCAAAGACTATCTTCGTGCAAATTCCGATTTCACAGATTTTGACTTTGAAGGATCTAACTTTTCTGTTCTAATCGACACGTTAGCATATAATACGTATATCACTGCGTTCAACTCTAACATGGTTGTAAATGAATCCTTCTTGGATTCAGCAACTCTTAGAGAGAACGTTGTTTCTTTGGCAAGAAATATTGGTTATGTTCCTAGATCTAAAACTGCTGCAAAGGCAACTGTATCATTTACACTAGATACCTCCACAACTGCCTCTCAGTTGATTCTGAAAGCAGGTCTAGTGTGTGTTGGAGCAGTAGATAACTCTTCTTATACCTTTTCTATTGCAGGCGATGTAAGCGCCAATATTGATAATAACCAAGCAAAATTTACTAACCTTGAGATTTTACAAGGAACATATCTGACAAAAGAATTTACTGCAGATAATTCTCAAGATCAAAGATTTATTTTAAATAATCCAAATATTGATACTGAAACCATCAAGGTGGTAGTTGGAACTAGAGAATATAAACAAGTAGATAATATCATAACAGTCAATAAAGATTCAGAAATTTATCTGATTCAAGAAGTTGCGGATGAAAAATATGAACTTCTTTTCGGTGATGGAATAATTGGTAAAAAATTAGCAACTGGTGATGTAATTAAAGTTAGTTATATTGTAACCGATGGTGAAACTGGTAATGGTCCATCTAGATTTACCTATTCAGGAACAACTACAGATAGTAATGGAATAGTTGTTACTCCCACACAGTCACCATCAGTAACAACCTCCTCTAACGCTGCTGGAGGCGGTGAGATTGAACCAATTGACTCAATCAAATACTTTGCACCTAGAGTGTATTCCTCACAGTACCGTGCCGTTACATCGAAGGACTATGAGGCAATTATACAACAAATCTTCCCAAGCACAGAATCTGTTTCTGTTGTTGGTGGTGAAGAATTAGGTCCACCACAGTTTGGTAAAGTTGTTATTAGTATTAAACCAAAAAATGGTTTTGCTATCTCCGACTTTGCAAAATCACAAATTTTAAATGACTTAAAGCAATACACCGTATCTGGTGTTAAACAAGAATTATCAGATCTCAAACTACTATTTGTTGAACTTGAGAGTGATGTCTTTTATGATTCATCTAAAGTAACTGATATTTCTACTATAAGAGCAAACATTATATCTTCATTAACTAAACACTCCAAAACTGTTGATATGAATAAATTTGGTGGAAGATTTAGATATAGTAAAGTTCTTCAAATTATTGATAATGTAGATACAAGCATTACATCTAATATTACAAAAGTGAAGATGCGAAGAAATATGAATTGTATTACTAATACATTTGCACAATATGAAATATGTTTTGGAAATAAGTTCTTCAAAAAATTAGATGGTTCTAGTATTAAGAGCACTGGATTTAAAGTTGCGGGTGAATCTGAAACTGTATATTTCTTAGATGTTCCGGTAGAAGATAGTGATATTGGTATTCTTTCTATTGTTAAACCAACATTAAATCCAGACACTTTTGAAGTCGTCAAGAAATCAATTGGAATAGTTGATTATAAAAAAGGTGAAATTGTTGTTAATACTATTAACATAACTTCTACAGATCTTCCAGACAATGTTGTGGAGATTCAGGCAATACCAGATTCAAATGATGTAATTGGATTGAAAGATTTGTATTTAATCTTTGACGTCTCCAAAAGCACTATAAATATGGTTAAGGACACGATTGTCTCCGGAGAACAAATTTCTGGAGTTAATTTCCCAGTGAAGTCAAGTTACTTAAACGGAAAAATAACAAGGTAATAGAGAGGAAATATGATCACAACTGGTTTTGATGCTAGAGTAAAAGTTCAGCAAGTCATTGATAGCCAATTACCAGAATTCATTTTAAATGAAAGTCCAAAAGTCGTTGATTTTCTGAAGCAATACTATGCTTCTCAAGAATTTCAAGGCGGTGCGATTGATATTGTCGAAAATTTAGATCAGTATTTAAGTATCAATAACTTAACTTCTGATATTTTAAATGATCATTCATCGATTAATGGTGCAGTTACATCATCAGATACTACTATAAATGTAACTACAACAAATGGTTTTCCCAATGAGTATGGTCTCTTTAAATTAGATGATGAGATTATTACTTACACTGGAATAACTACAAATAGTTTTACTGGATGTATTCGTGGATTTAGTGGAATTAGTTCCTACAGGGATGCCCTAAATCCAGAGGAACTTGTATTTACATCAACTTCCGCAGATTCTCATACTGATGGAACTCAAATTAAGAACATAAGTGCATTATTTCTTAAAGAGTTTTATAAAAAATTAAAGTATCTTCTTGCACCTGGATTTGAAGAAGTCAACTTTGATAGTGAGTTGGATGTTAATAACTTTGTAAAACAAATTCGTAATTTTTATCAAAGTAAAGGAACAGAAGAATCGTTTAGAATTTTATTTGCGATTTTATATAATCAAGTTCCAAAAGTTATTAACTTAGAAGATTTCCTTTTAAAACCATCATATGCTGAATTTATAAGAAGAAGAGTTCTTGTTGGAGAAAGAATTTCTGGAGATCCAAATAAACTTGTTGGTCAAATGATTAACAATTATGTTGATACTGCGACTGGACCTGTATCAGAAGTTGAAATTATAACAAGAAATAGAAAAACTTTTTATAAAATTCAACTCTTCTCTGGATATAATGAACAAAGTTTAATTGAAGGTGTTTTTAATATTACACCAAATAGTTTAGTTTCAGATAATGTATCAATTGGTGCATCTGTTATTACAGTTGATAGTACTATTGGATTTGGTCAAACAGGAGTTTTAAGTATTGGTGATCAAAAAATAGAATATTCTGATAAGAGTGTTAATCAATTTTTTGGATGCAGTAATGTAACTGCAGCAATAAATCCAGGAGATCTTGCTTATTCACAAACTGATATAATTTATGGTTATGAAGATGGTGACCTCTCTAAGAGAGCAGAACTTAGAGTTACTGGTGTAATGTCAGATATTGAGAACAAAGATCAATATGATCTACTTTTCAATAATGATTTGATTAGTGTTAAACATCTTGGAGATAATATTGCAAATGATGATGAAGATTATAAGCAGTTTATTTTTAACACTTGGATTTACAACACAAGAACTAGATATGAAATAGAAAGTTTCTCAAATAACACAGTAACTTTATTTGAAACTCCAGATAAGTCTAGTCTTAAAAAAGATGATAATGTTGATATACTAGATAGAAATTCTGAAAATATTATAGTTTCAGATGCTGTAGTAAATTCTGTTTCTGGAAAAGAAGTAAAGATAAATCAAAATATAACAGTTTCTTCTAATCAAGATTTAAGTATACGTAAGAAATTTGATTATGCATCTTCTTCTGGTGTTCAGTTAGAATCAACCACAATTTTATCTAATGTTCAAAATACTTATAATGAAAAGGATGAAAATCTATATGTTGCATCAAACTCTCTTCCAAATTATGATATAACAAAAGATATTTCAAATGCAACAATTAATATAACATCTTCATCAAATCTAAACAACATATATCAAGGGTTTGTTCCAACTACAGGAAAGTATTCAATATTATCATTTACTAATGATGTTCCCTTCATAACGGGTGATGAGATAATTTATGAAACCGATGGTGATAATATTGTTGGATTGGAAGATGGTAGGACATACTATGTTGAAGTTATAAGGGATACTAATCCAGTTAAAACTAATAGAATTAGATTGTTCCTTGCAAGATCGTTTATTGGCACTGATCAGCATGTTGGATTGCAAGATACTTCTTTTGATACTAGTACTGATCACACATTTACGTTAAAAAGTCATCATAATAGAAATTTAAAAGCCAAAAAATCCCTAATTAAATTACCACTAGTTCCAAATATACAGTCTGGAACGAATACAGAAACAGAAGCAGGACCAGTTGGTCTGTTAATTAATGGTGTTGAAATACAAAATTATAAGTCTGATGATAGAGTTTACTATGGACCTCTAGAAAATATTAAAGTATTGAATGGTGGATCAAATTATGATGTCATAAATCCACCACAGATTGTGGTATCTGATCCTGTTATTTCATCAGGAACTACTGCAAAAGCACAAGTAGTAGTTGATGGATCTGTAAAAGAGATTATTGTTGATCCACAAGACTTCAGTATTAATCGTGTTTTATCAACAACATTAGAAGGTGGTAATGGCACTGGAGCTCTCTTAGAATCAGTTGTATCTAAACAGTTTAGGGATATACCATTCAATGGATCTAGAGTTGGTCTTGCCGCTACAGGTGGTATTGATGTTGTAAACGATACATTAACATTTGAAAAGTTTCACAATCTAGTTGATGGACAAAGGATCGTTTATAATCCTAATGGTAATTCAGTTCTTGGTATTGGATCTTTTGACGGATCTAACCTAGATCAAAATGATTATCTTGTAAGTGGTGGTATATACTATCCAAAGATTATTAATACAAGATCTGTTTACTTGTTTAAAAATCTTAGTGACTATAATTCTGGAATTAATACTGTTGGTTTTACCACAGTAAACACAGGTGGTATTCATATATTCAGAACATATGATGAGCAAACAGTTGTTTCTGAGATTAAAGTTATAAATCCAGGTTCTGGATATAAAAATAGAAAACTGAGAGTTTTACCAGTTGGTATCTCTACGATTACAAATATTATTGAGTTTAAAAATCATGGTTTTAATGATGGTGATTTAGTTGATTATAATTTTGAAACTAGTTCCGTTTCTGGTCTTTCTAGTTCAACACAATACAGAATATTAAAAATAAATGATTCTCAATTCCAAGTTGCAACAGCAGTTGGTGGTGCAAGAACAAATTATGAAAGAAAAAATTATGTAAGTTTTGGTTCTACTTCTGGTGAAGGGTATCAAATATTTTCATATCCTCCAATTGTTGTAAACATTAATGCTGAATATGCACCTGGAACTAGTGGTGCTGCAAACACAATCTTTACAACTCCTTTAGTTAGAGGTGAAATTGTTGACGTTTATGTTTATGAGCAAGGATCCGATTATGGATCTAACATTCTAAATTTCCATAGAAATCCTAAAGTTGTTACAAAAACTGGTTTAGGTGCTCAACTAAAAGCAATTGTAAAGAGGGGTCATATAATTGCAGTTGAAGTTCAAAATAAAGGTAAGTTTTATGATGCTGCTCCAGATTTAGAAATCAATGGAGATGGTGTTGGTGCAAAACTTAGAGCAGTTGTTGAAAATGGTAGAATTGAAGATATAATTATTATTAATAAAGGAACTGGATATAAGGATACTAATACAACTATCAACGTCAAACCACCTGGTAGAAATGTTGTATTAGAATCAAATGTTAGACATCTTCGTGTTAATAATTTGAAGAGATTCTCAGATGAATTACTTGTAAATTATGAAGATGATTTGTCGTATGGTGTTGTTGGATATTCGACTGATAGGGATGGAACATCTTTCTTAGATTCCAATACTGAAGATGAGCATTCTAAAGTTATAGGATGGGCAAATGATGGAAATCCAATTTATGGACCATATGCATTCTCTGATCCTAATGATGATAACTCAGTAACGAGACGTTTGGTATCTGGATATGTTGAATCACCTTCTAGTGTTAAAAATCGTCCAGATTTAAATGTATTCGAAAGTGGATATTTTATCGAAGACTTTAAATTTGATGATAGTGGTGATTTGGATATTCATAATGGTAGATATTCAAAAACCCCAGAATTTCCAAATGGTGTTTATGCATACTTTGTTGGTGTATCTACAAATGCCAGTACTGGTAAGTTAGATCCAGCATTCCCATATTTTGTTGGTGATACTTATAGATCTCAAGTTGCAAGTGAATCTCTTGATCAAACATTTGATTTTAATAAATCTACATTAGTTAGAAATACTTTCCCATATAGAACTGCAAAACCACATTCTGGAAGTGACTTCCTATTTGAATCAAATTCCCCAGTTGATCAGACAACAATCGTAGAATCCGCATCAAAAGGATCAATTGATTCATTTGAGATTATAAATTCAGGTGATAATTATAGAGTTGGAAATTCTTTAGTTTATAATAATAGTGGAACTGGTGGCGGTGGTGCAGCTGCAGAGGTATCTAAAGTTTTTGGTAGAAAAATTGATAATCTATCTACAGAGTACTTAAAGTATGAAAATTCGATAATAGAGAAGAAAGATTCAGAAACTGTTAAAATCTATACAAATGATACCCATAATCTTTTAGATGGTGATATTGTTCAAATTTCTGGAATTTCAACGTTCGTTGATAAATTAACAGGATCCCATACAATTGGAGTTAGTTCATTCTCAACGAGATTAACTGATTTTATAACAGCAAATACAGGAGTAACAACAGACATATATGTTGCTTCTATACCATCAGTAATTGGTTCGGGATCATCTATTGGCATTTCAACAGAAACACTGGGCGTTTTAAATGTTTTCAGTGATGAAAATATATTGCGTGTTAAGAGAGGTTCAATTGGAATGTCTCACACGTATTCAGACTTAGTAACTGTAAAGAACGATCACTTTATTATACCAATAAGTGTTGAAGAAGATGTTCAATCTACAAAAAATATTAGTGTTTACTTCAATCCATTTGAATCAGTCGGTGTTGGATTGCAAACTGGAACAGATTATTCTATCGGATATCATGTAGGAAATACTCTTAAAAATGTTTCAGTTCCTACACAATCAATTTTCTTACCAAATCATCCGTTCAAAAATAATCAAGCAGTTGATTTAAGTGTTCCTACTGGTTTTGTTGGCATAAATGCTAGAAATACTCCATCTGATCTTACATTCCCAATAGCAAATCAAACTGTTTATGTCATAAACAAAGGAAAAGATTTCATTGGTATTGTAACTGAGGTTGGATTGACAACATCCACAAACGGTTTATTCTTTACAGCAACAAATGTAAATACCAATAATAGTTTTGAATATGCATTCACAACTAAATTTAATGAAATAACTGCGAATGTTCAAAAAATAAAAACACAAGTATCGATTTCAACCGTACATAACTTATCAAATGGAGATGTTATTGATCTTGTAGTAAAACCAAATCAATCTACTGGAATTGGAACTCTATCCTCAGTAGATGTAAAATATAATTCTACATTTAAAACAGTTTTAGTTAATAGTGTTGGATTTGGTTCGGATAAAGTTAATCCTACCACTGATTCTATTAATTTAGAAAATCATGGATATAATACAGGACAAAAAATATTTTATGATTCACCCATCGAAGTTGCTAGTGGTTTAGAAACAGGTGGATATTATGTGGTCAGAATTGATGATGATAATTTTAACTTAGCAAAAACATATAATGATACCACCTCATCACCACCAGTTTTAGTAAGTATTGGAAGCACTGGTGGATCGGATCAGGAAATTAGTCTATTAAATCCTCAAATTAAAGTATTTAAAAATAATAATATTGTATTTAATGTTGAAGATTCTTCATTAGTTGATTATGAATTCAAATTCTTCTATGACAGAGGTTTAAGTAATGAGTTTGTTTCCACTGGAACAACTTCAGTATTCTCTGTTGTTGAATCATCTGTAAGTGGTATAACCTCCACATATACTATTACCTATAATGATAGTCTTCCAACTAAACTATATTATTCTTTTGAAAAGAATGGAATCTCTGTAGATCCCGATATTGATGTTGTAGACTATTCTGAAATTGTATATGTTGATAGTAACTATAATGATTCATATAAGGTATTTGGTGTAGGGTCAACTACTTTTAATATATCTCCAACCAAACTTCCAGAAAGTAATTCCTATACTTCATTAAATACCGCTGAATTTTCTTATACAACAAATTCAAAAACTGCATCTGGACCTATTGCAGGTATTAACAATATCTCCAAAGGATCAAATTATTCTAGATTACCAATAATTTCTGGTCTTTCTACTGGAACTTCAACTAGTTTTGGAACTAATGCAATTATTAGAGCAAAAACAGAATCTATTGGCAAATTAAATAATTTTAGAATTGTTAATGAAGGTTTTGAATATTCATCTGATAAAACTTTAAGACCAGAAGCAAATATATCAAAATTAATTACACTCACTGGAACAAATATTATAAAATCAGTTAATGTTCTGGATGGAGGTAAAAACTATCTTTCTGCTCCAAATCTTGTTGTTGTCAACATGTATACCAGAGAGGCAGTTGATCCTTCATCATATGCTTTAGAAACTGATTTTACCGGAAATACAATCGTTGGCGTTGATGTAATTTCAGAACCAAATGGTTTGGATGCTGTTGAACATAAAATATTCCCAGTTTTAAACAGTAATGGTATTCAAGTAGAAAGAATTTTGAGTTATAGTGGTGGAATTGTTGAACTGGAACTGAGCACTCCACCTATTGATGGATTTGCAACTCCACCGTTTGTAGTTGGTGATGAAGTTTTTATTGAAGGATTGGAAAAACAATCACAAACTGATACCTTAGGTAATGTAACATCTTCTGGTAATGGGTTTAATTCGGAAGATAATGGATATCAGTTCTTTAAAGTTACCGAATATACAAATTCAAATCCAGCAATTTTAAAATATAATATAGGTGACTTTACATCGGATGCGGGAGTTCCGGTAACAATACAAACAAGTTTTACTTCAGTTATTAAAAAACAAAATTTACCTGTATTTAAATTAGATATCATTCCTGGTTTATTCTTCCTTGGTGAGAATTTAGTTGTTAATGGTATTGAAACAGATTTAGT